CAGCAAGATTAATTTTAGGTGAATAGTTTTCTAACTTACCATTAAGAAACATAAGTAAAGCAAATACAATCTCACCCATTACTTACCTCTTAATGAATCTAATTCTTTTTCTAACTTATCTATCTTCTTTTCTAATTGGCTAATGATAACTTTAGTGTGTACGTTTTCTTCTAATTGTTTAGAATGCTTGTCTATTGATTTAGCTTGATACTCAATCAACATATACATCTCTTGGTTCTTAGGAGTTTGTTCAGCCTTTTTTAATAAATCTTGCGACATTAATTTTTCATTAGTTTCTAATCTATTAAGTCTTTCAACTATTCCAAAGTAAGTCCAGACTGCAACAACGATAGCAGATACAATGGCTACAATATTTTTAATTGGTAGTGATACTTGTGTTTGATCACTTAACTTTAGATCACTCATTTTATTCTTTAGGTTTATTAGCTAAAGTTCTTGCGATAGATTCTCCTGATCTACCTACAACATAACCGCCTAAACCTATTTGTAATAATGTCCAGACATCGCCAGGAAGATCAATAGTAATAGCTGCACCAAAGAAGAACTTAACTATTGGACCAAGTATATAGTTCCATATTAAAATAAATATAAGAACATACATTAATAGTGGTCGCCAGCTAGATGCAAACCAACCAGCTTTAGCTTCTGCTTCTATAATCTTTGCAGCTGCTTGTAGTTCTTGTGTATTAGATTGTAGTAATTGTGTTTGTAAATCTGATTTTAATTTAGCTTGTAAGTCTTTATCAGGTACTGATTTTTCTATTGTAGAAAATAGGATCTTAGCAAGAGGTGCAACTGCTCCTAACATTTGTAACATTTAAACCTGACACTTTCTAACTAAGTTAGCCAACTCTTCGCATCTGCTTGGTGTTTGTCTATACCATGCTGAGTTCATCATCTCTGCAGCAGCTCGTGTATAATCAAATTCGTTTAAGGCTGCAAACATATTCTTGAACTTAGAAACACCAGTCTTTCCTAGTTGAAATACCATCTCAATAATAACTCCTTTAACAAGCATAGGTAATGGTGATGTACCTACTAATTCTTCCATACCTTGCTTAGCTTTATTAAAATCTTTATCAAATAATTCTTCTAATATATCTTTGTCGTAGATAATACCTTCTTCAAAATCATCATCTTCAGTAAGTAGATGACCATAGCCAATGGTAGCTTTACCTAATGAGTCAAGGTAAACCTTAGCTATAAAACCTTCGTGCTTTTTAATTCTGCTTTTAACGTCTTCGTAATTCATTTGATTAATATCTTACCATCTTCATATACATAAACAATCTTTACGTTTAAAGCCTTTTGTTTTTTAGATGGTGATCTATTTATACGATCATTCTTTTTGTGTGCGTATTTAGTAGCTGACTTTCTGTATGACACAGTCTTAACGTCATAGTTGTGATACTTTTTTGTCTTAGTGTTATAAGTTATAATATCTATTGGACCAACACCACCTAGTGCTGTGAATACAATTAAGTTTGGATCTTTAGCAAAGTGTGCTTGAGCTAATGCTTCAGATACTAATCCTTTGTCTGCCTTTAACAATGTAAAACCCTGTGTTGTTTATTTAACGAACTTTAGAATAGCAAGAACAGAACCAACTAATCCACCCACAATAATTAGAAAAGCTATAACACCTTTGCCTTTACTCATGTCTGAATGTAATTGTTTAACATCACTGCGTAACTCATCTATTGTTTTAATAAGTGTTTGCATTCGTTCAGCACAAATCTTTTCATGTGCAGATAAACGAATAGAGGTACCAGATGTAGCTGTCTTCTTTCTCTTCATACACAAGGTATAGTGTTTGTGGATAAAAAGTCAATTATAGATTGTGTTGAAAATAAGGGTGGTTATTCACCACCCCTACTTATATAGACTATTCTTCGTCTTCTTCTTCGTCTAAATCAAGATCCTCATCTTCTGATTCATCATCATAAGAATCTTCTGGATTTATCTTTAGCTCAAGATCATCAAGGAGATCTTTAATCTCATAGATAATATCTTCAGCTGATTTCTTTTTTTTTGCCATGCTAACTCCTATTAGTTGGTTTGGCATGTGCGAGATAAAGTTAATTGAATAATAAGTAAATAAAATTATTTTTTATAACTTATTGTTTTATAACTATTATTTATTTATTTTTTATATAGTTTTTCTACTGTATCTGCGTAGTTCTTCCAGAATGATTTTGCATCTTCAAAAGCATCTGCATAGAACTTAGTCCAGTAGTTTTTAATATCAGTATAGTTTAACATTATATTCTCCATTGGTTAATGAAGGTTATATAGGTTAAATTATTATATTTTCAAGATTGCTTTGATAGATTCAATAGCTTTACTGATTTCATCTTTATAAGCATAACCAATGAAACCTCCAGCTAGTAAACCAATAATAAGTGTAATCATATTATTTCCTATTTAGTTGAGTCATAAACATACCATGATATTCCGTAGAACCCAAGTGTGTAATTGGTGTAGATAAATCAGTCCAGATTTCAAAGCCACACTCTTCAGCTAATCTACAGAAGTAATAGTCTTCAGATAGAAATCTGTTTACTCCATCTTTCTCTTTATAAATTCCAACAGGAAAAAAATCGTATGCGTTCTGTGAGTTCTCTATTCCTGTTCTTAGATCTGGTTTGTATTTAAGCTGAGGATTCTTATCTATGATAGTAGTAAACACCTCACGCTTAATCATCATAAATCCTGTGGCACTTTCTTTTACTCTTGCGAATCCCTGTTTAAATTCTGTGTTAGGATATAGATTAACATTGAACTGCAAAAGATAATCACGCATTGTTTGTTCATTTATATTATTATTTTTTTTGATACGATCTAGTAGTTGCTGCCAGTAAAATCCTTTTACAGGATAGGTGCATGTAACAACTTCTTTATTAAACTCTATAACTCTTAATAAGTTCTGTAATGTAAAACCAATGTCAGCATCAATGAATAATAAATGCGTACCATTAAATTCTTTGTTATCTAAGAACTTAGTTACAAACTTATTTCTAGCACGATTGATTAAGGATTCAGTTGGAAGTGTTTCTATTCTAAGATTGTGTCCCATATCATTTAAAGGTTTGATGCAATTAAATAATGAATGGAATGTTAGATTGCTGATGTTGCCACCGAAGCATGGGATTGCTATTACGATGTTCATTTAAGATAAGTGTAGTTCAGTTAGGTTTTTATTATTACCAACAGTTCCTTTTATAAAGACATTAAAAGCTAAACTAATTCTAGTGTTATCTCCTTGTTTAGTTTCTACCATGTGAGTTAATGATGATGGAAATAGTATTACATCTCCAGTCTTAACAGTAAACCACCAAGTTTCTGAGTTCCATATATTATAATCTTTTATTTCTGGTTTAATAGTTGAGTATTTATCATTAAAGAATTTAATCTTATCATGTTCTTCATGGCAGTTAATATAGAATACTCCTGATACTAATGAATTTGGATGTGCATGTTTATGATGATATTGATTTGTTTCAGTATAGTTCAACCAAGATTGAGTAATATAAGGTATAATGTTATTAGCTGGTGAAATAACTTTATTGAAATAATCTTGTACTCTTAAATCTAATTCTTTTTTAATATTAGCAAAAGGTTTTTCATTAAGGATATAATTATTATTTGATGTAATATTGCCATCATTTTTATAGAAATCTTTTTTATTTTTATCTACAAACTTTAATTCTAATGGTGTTAATTCTCTATTTAATTTAGATATGTAAATTGGTGTTGGGAATATCCCATTAATATTAGATTCAATCATTTTAATTGTTCTCTTATTTTAGTTGCTGATATTTCTTGTATTTCTTTTGGTAAAACAATTTCTTCAATCTTATAACCAACTCCTCTGCCATAACAAATATTGGTAATGTTAGGTACTCTTATAACTTCAAACTTATCTTTATAATCAATTAATGCTTTTTCAATTCTTTCTTTAACATCATTAAAATCAAAAGGATTACTCTCATCTCTGGGTGTATCTCTAACCATAATAATAACTTGACCAGTTTTTTCTAATATTTTTTTAAACAAAGCTAAATGTCCAGCATGAAATGGTTGCCATCTTCCTAACATCTGTGCTGTGGGTTTATTGTAGTCTATCATGTATTTCCTTTATTATGTTGTTATAATTAAAATCAGTTATTTCAAAATCTACTTTTTTAGGTTTTTCAAATACTTTATTGGTATCTTCAAATCTTCCTTTATCAATAGTATTCATCCAAATTTTTATATCGTAGAATGATCTATAAGATTCAAAGGGACAAACAAAATCTATAACTACATGATTAACTGCAAGATCACACATCGTCATCATACGATTAGCTTGTCGTCTTCTGCCAGTATCTGTAAAATCCCAATCTTCAAATAACTTTCTAATCTCATCAGCATTAAAGTGAGGTATCTTTTTACCCTCTACTAATTTTTTAGAAAATGTAGTTTTGCCAGATCCTGGTAATCCAAATATTAATATTTTCATATATCCAAATTAGAATATTGTTTTATAATATTAGCTGGTAAATAATCCTCTATCTTGTAATTATTTAATTCTATTTTATCAGTTCTTATTTTGTGAAGTGGTGCATTTAATACACTGTCATCATATTTAATATTATTTGTAGAAAAATCATTAAAGTTATTAAATGTATGATTAAAATTATCTATTTTTAAAAATTTATATATTTTATTAATTTGATTTAATGGTTCGTTTATTAAATCAGAATATTTAATTATTATATAATTTTCTTTTTCTTTAATAATATTTTTTATACTCCATAAAGTTTTACCAATCATACCTTCATTTTCCATTAACTCGTGGCATTTTTCTTCAACATTAATTGGTTTTTCAATTTTAATAAATGAAGCAAGACATTCTAATACTGGTCTATAAAGAATAATAAATTTTGGTTTTTTGATTATTGATTTTAAAAAATATAAATTATCAGGTGTTCCCCATGCACCTCTATCAATTATATTATTTGCTTTCCAATCTTGGTAATAATTATTAAATACATTTTTTATAATATTATTTAATGAGTTCTCATCTGGGAAATTTTTGTATATTTGATAATCTTTTAATAAATGTAATTGATATATTACATCAGTTAAAATTGTATTTGCTGTTACAGAAACTTTAGGATTTTGATTTATTAATGAACCAAGTAATGTATTTCCACTTCTGGGTAAACCAGTTAAAAAATAGTATTCCTTCATTGTTTTTAAAGGAACTTATTAAATTATTATATTATTGTCAAATCCCAAGATAAATTTTGTTCGTTCCACTTATATTGATTGTTATCCTGTGGATAAGGTATTGGTGCTTCCCAAAGACAAGTATCTTCGTTTAATATCCAAGAGTTAAAAGGTTTTTTAGGAATGAAAGCATCTCTATCTTCATCATAAGTATAACCTATTCCTGCATGATTTTTTCTTAAAGGTGTTCCATTATTATTATGAACTCCACCATAAGTATTATATGATGTTTGTTTCCATACAGGGTAGCCAGTAAGTTTAGTTAGAAAATCTATTCCATTAACTTCTTGTTCTACTCCGTTAGAATCTAATAGTTCATTATTATGAACTGAAAGAACTTCTATTACTTTATTATTTAATCCTATTTTTGCGAATGATGCCATAAATTATCCTGTGTAACTTCCTGATCCATTAAATGTTAAAACTGTTTTTCCTGAAACCCCTGTTGCAACAGTTGGAGAACCAGTTGTTGTTCCTGAATAACTTGCATCAGGCATACTTAATATAACAACACCTTTTCCACCAGAACCTCCAGTTCCACCTGGAGCAGTTTGGTATGAACCTCCTCCACCACCACTTCCAGTATTTACTGTTCCAGCAGTTCCATTTCCATTTATTCCTACTGCACCAGCAGCTCCTCCACCACCAGAACCTCCAGTTCCAGCAGTTCCACCTTGATAAGTTGAACCTCCTCCTCCTCCTGCTCTTGTTACAGAAGAACCAGTTATTGAAGATGCTGTACCATTTCCTCCTGCACCGCCTACTGTTGTAGTACCACTTGAACCTGTTCCACCAGCACCTCCTCCACCACCTCCTCCATAATTTGGAGCACCTGAACTACCAGTTCCACCATTATTTCCTTGACTTGGAGATGTACTTGGGGTGTTTCCTGTTCCACCTGCACCACTAGTATAACCACCACCTCCACCAGAACCTCCATTAGCACCAGCACCAGAACCTCCTCCTCCGCCTCCTCCTCCTGCAGAAGTTATTGTTGTTAATCCTGAACCTGAAATAGAAGAATTTGAACCTGAAGTACCTTGATTAGGATTAGCTTGACCAGCACCACCATCTCCGACTGTTATTGTAATTACTGTTCCACTACTAACTGTTTGAGTTGATGTTCTATAACCTCCTGCACCACCTCCACCAACATATGCACCTCCACCTCCACCAGCTACTACTAAGAAATCTATTGAATAAGGTTGAGGTGTTTCAAAAGTTACATCATCATCAACTGTTGGAATCCAACCTTGTGTTGCACCAGAATAAACGCAAGTAACTGATTGACCATTTTTATTGTAAATAGGATTTGGAGAAGTGTTTCCTTGAAAGTTTAAAGAATTTTGATTTATTGTAACTGCATTTGTTCCCCATGTTCTAGCATAGTCAGCTAAGATAATTGTATCACCATTAGTAGCAGAAGCAGGTAATGTTACAGTACAAGCATTTGAAGTTGTATCAATCCAATATCCTCTACCTGCAACAGCAGTTAATGTAGAAGCGGTAACAACTGATTGCCAAGCTATACCAGCAGTAGCAAAACTTAATGTTCCAGAACCATTTGTAACTATTGCTTGACCAGTTGTACCATCAGCAGTTGGATAAGATATTCCATCTAATACAACTTTACCTGTACCATTTGGTGTAATGCTAATGTTACCATTAGAAGTAGATACGATTGAAAAAGTATTAATGTCTAAGTTACCACCAAGTTGTGGAGTTGTGTCTTGTACTAAATCTGTAATACCACCTGAAGTAATTGTTACCCAAGCAGAACCTGTGTAGTATTTTAAAACATTACCTACTGTATTATAATATAAATCTCCAGCTGTTAAAGCATCACCATCATTATCTAATGAAGGATCTAATGATTTAGCACCTAAATAAACATCTTCAAAATTATCTACTAATGTTATTGCTGTATCTCTTGCAGCATTAGCCGCATTAGCTGCATTACTAGCAGTGTTAGCAAAGTTACTAGAATTGTTAGAAAAGTTGCTAGAGTTAGCTGCATGGTTACTAGATGTATTAGCAAAGTTACTAGAATTAGCAGAATGATTAGAACTATTACTTGCATGATTGCTAGAAGCATTGGCAAAGTTTGAACTGTTTGCCGCATGATTTGAACTGTTGTTTGCAAAGTTAGATGAATTGGCAGAATGATTACTAGAAGTATTTGCACTATTAGAACTGTTATTAGCAAAGTTGCTAGAATTTGATGCGTGGTTAGCTGATGTGTTAGCACTATTGCTAGAATTGTTTGCAAAATTACTTGAGTTACTAGAATGATTTGATGCTGAGTTTGCACTGTTACTAGAATTGTTTGCAAAGTTAGAACTATTTGCTGCAGAATTTGCGGCAGCATTAGCATTAGCACTTACACCAGCTAAATAAGTTGATGCAGTGTTAGCAGAATTTGAAGCATTGTTTGCAAAATTAGAACTATTTGCAGAATGATTAGCAGATGTATTGGCACTGTTAGATGAGTTGTTAGCAAAATTAGAACTGTTAGATGCAGAGTTCGCAGCTGCATTCGCACTGTTCGTTGCAGATTGTGCATCAACAATTAAATCCCATTTAGCTACATCAGCATTAGAACTGATAGGAGTTGTGCCAGTAGATGTGTGAGTTGTGTTACAAAGATATACGTTATTGTTAGAACTATCTTTTACAATATCTCTGGCATTAAAAGTAACACCAGCACTCCATGAACCTCTGTTAGTTCCAAGCTCTTGTGTAACTGATAATTCACCATTAGTATCAAATGCTAGAATCTTATTAGCACGATCTGATGCACCTACTGTAAACTCTGTAGATGTCATTGTATTTGTTTTAGATAATTTTAAAGATCTTGTTACTTCTTCTTGCAATTGTTGAATTGCCATTGTTGCTCTGTCTAAACCTTCTTCATGAGATTCAGCAGGAAATGGATCGTTAGCGATATAATCTATTGCTTGTGTTTGTGGAATGTTACGTCTTAATACAACTGTCTGAGTTGATGTTGGAATATTACCTGATGTAAATATAACTGATCCACCACCTGATGCACCAGCACCTGTTACAGTATAGTGAGTTGTAATAGTTTTGATTGTTTCAGTTCCATCAGTAGAACGAATGATGACTTGAATATCTGAGTCTGCAAATATCTTGAATGTGTAAGAAAAGGTAGTTGTAGAGTTATCACCACTATAACTGTTTCTAACTGTAGTTGAAGATATTGTCATATATTGTTCCTATATTATTTTATTTCTGGAATAGCAACTTTAATATTTATAGCATTTAATCCTGCTGCTGTCAGTAAGATTTGCATTCTTCTAAGATTTCTTATTTCTTGATACTTAGACTGTCTTACAGTTAGCAATACATCTTCTTGCTGTCTTTTACTTAGTTTACCAAAATCTTCTTTGTTTATTTGTAATTGTTCAAATTTTGCATTAGTTATGCTTATTATAGCTGCATCTAATTTTTTTATCTCAGTATCTATATTTTTTAATACAGCTAAATCATAAGGATATTTTTCTTTAAGTTTATTAGCTTCATCAAATCTTCCTTGTTTTTGAAGTAATTTGATTGTTCCATCGGCTTTACTAAACTCTACTAATTTTTCATTAAATATCTTTTCATAAGAAGTAAACCAAGGAACTTCTCTTGCTACAATTCCTTTAGCAATAGCAAGATCTCCAGTTTGTTTTTCTGGTGAAAATCTTTTATCTACAACACCAGTTTCTGCTAATACCTTATCACTAATATCTAAAATATATCCACCAACAGTAGCTGTGTAAGATTTAAATACATGATCTAAATAAACTGGATTATTCATTTTTTTAAACCAATCAGCATCAATTAAACCATTCATTTTCTCTGCTAAGAATTTCATTGTTTCAGAAGTATTTGGTTGAGCTTGATATGCGTCAGAAACATTTCTATCTAAATAAGGATTAATAATATCATTACCTGTAAATAAATTTTTGTTTAAAATAATTTCTGCAAAAGGTTTAGCAAATTGAGGAAAAGTTATAAGTCTTGAAGCTGAATCTTTTAAATATTCTGCAACAAAGTTATTCCATTGTTTGCCATCATCATTAACAATCATGTCTATTGCAGATACAGTAAACTCAGAGAATATAATTGAAATGTCATAACCTTTTGGCATCCAATAACCAATGCCATCTATTTTTATATACCAGTTATTTCTTTTTATTTGTCTATCTTGTTGTTGATAATCAGGATCATCACGATATAAAATTTGTTCAAGTAAAGTTGGCAATATAACTGCAGTAAAAACTCCTGCCATAGCTTTCTTAGGATTCTTAACAAATACATCTACAGATTTTCTCATACCTTGAACTGTAGGATTAAAGAAAGGAATTAAAGAATTAAAGTAAGATAAGTTTGCACCTTTTCTTTGGTAATCCAAAAGATCAGCAGCTTCAAATCCACCACGTTCCATTGCTTGTTTAGGTGATAATTTTTTTTCTATTGCAAGTCTTTCAACTTTTTCAAACATTCTAACCCTTGTCATTTCCTCAGAAATTCTAACAGATGCTTTAAGTACATCTTCAATATATCTAAATTTATTTTTAACAGGAGATTCCCAAAGAATACTATGAACATCAGTATCTCTAACAGATCTATCTAATTCTAAAATGTTAGCTTGTTTACCACCAGACTTTTCATATCTTTCCATAAGTTTGACAGCATATTGATCTGCAAGTTTTGTATCTTTTAAAATCTCTCCTCTTATAATTCTTACAAGTCCAACAAATGAATCAACAAATGGAATCCAACCAATTTTAGAAACTATAGTTGCGTTAAGTGTATCTCTAATTATATTTCTTGCTATAAATATAGGAGCAAAAATAACACCAATTCTTGTTATATCAACAAATGGTCTTGAAAACCTTTGTAAGAAATCTAATTCTTTATAAAGAGTTGCGTTAGATGCAATAACTCTTTCTTCACCAACTTGCCAAACTTCAATCTTACCTTCTTTAGTACGAACAACCATTGAATCTGGATTAATTGTTTTTGGTCTTGGTCTGAATAAAGTCATCTCAGAAATTGCTGCATCAGACAATCCATCTAGGATTTCTTTTGGTATAAATTTTTCTAATTCTTTTCTTTGAATTTTTATAGGTTTCATTTCTGCAGATTGTTTTTTTATCCCAGGAAATGCTTCTGGATTTTCTTTTAAGAATTCTAAATACTTTAATCGGTAAGCATTTACTTCGGCAAGTTCTACAAGTTTTATTGTATTCTCAGCTATAATCTTAACAGGATCAAGAACTCTTAATTCCTCATCTCCTTTTCTTTTTTTTAATGGTGATGCTTTTCCTTTTACTAATTCACTTTCATAATTTAATATTTCTCTAGCATAAGGAACATAATTTTCATTTAATTCTTTAATTGCTTTATATTGTTTTTCAGTAATATAACCTTTATCTCTAACATATTGTAAAACTTTATCTTGGAAATCTACCATTTCCTTTCTCATTGTTTCGTATTTTGCTTTATAAGTTTTATTATTAGCAACTTGATCTGAGAATTTTATGTCAAAAGGAGTTTTAATTCCACGCTTAGCTAATGTTTTATTAAATACAGCTGTTGCATATCCAGCAAATTCAGCATGAGATACTGGATCATTTTTTATTGGTCTTAATATTTCTTCTAATGATTTACCAATAGTTCTGTTTTCAACATCAATAGCACCTCTTTTTAAAAAGATAACTCCTTTATCTTTGTTTCTAGATAAAGACATAGCTTCTTGATATAAATTAATAGGTGCATCAACTTTATTTAAATCTTTAACTCCAGCTCTAACTAAATCAGTTAAAATAGGATTACGAAAATCTACTGCTTTATCTAAAAATTTATTTGTTAATGTATTTATTTTTTCTTTAACATTTACAAATAAAGCACTTGGTGCTGGTTCACCAAAAGACATTCTATCAAACATGTGCTGCATAGCAGGATCATTTGATTTAGCTGTTGTTTCTAATTGTTTTTCATAAAATTTAATTTGATCAGCTAATTTTGTTATTTCTTTTGTTTTCTTTTCCGCTGATTTCTGATCAATAATTGTTCTAGTAACATCATTACCATCAGCATCAGTATATTTTTCTACTCTTTGTGGTAATTTTTTTTCTTGTACTATTTTTAATTGTTCTCTTAAATCAGTAACTTTTTGTTCTAAAGTCATATCTAATTTTTCTGGAATGTTCTTTTTAGTTTCGTAAGCTGCTGGTATTTTACGATCAATACTTGCTACTTGATCTGCAATAATTCTGTCTTTAATTGAATCAGTAATTACTTGAGATGGTTTTATTCCTGTATCAATAAATATTTGATCCATCTTTTGTTTTACTTTTTGTTTATCTATGGCAGATGCTCTTCCTTCTGCTGCTGTTCCTAAAAACCAAAATATTCCTGAATAAGATAAATCTCTTGCTGATGGAAGTTCGCCATGCATTAAAGCACCAATACCTTCAAACGCAGACCATCTTGACATTGATTTAGCTATGTAATTTTCACCATACTTTCCAAGAAGTTTGTTTGCTTTCATTGCGGTTACAAATTGAAATCCTTCTTTAACTCCTTGTTTCAATCCCTCTTCCATAAATATCTTTAAAAAATCAACAGGTTCACCAACTTCTTTATTGTTGATTGCTTCAATCATTGTTTTTCTTACAGCACCATTTAAAAATCCTGCACCAAAAAATCCTCCAACACCAGGAATTGGAATTGCAGTTTGACCACCCCAAGCTCCTAGTGCGTAAACAGGAGCATCACCAATCATAGTTGAAACATTTTGCACTAAGCCTTCAAGCCAACCTGTATCAGGCTCATATCCTCCAAATCCTTTAGGTATTTCAGTTCCATACAAATAATTATAAATTAAACCTGGATTTGATAATTGGAATCCTGTTGATATATGATTTGCAATTTCAGATTTTTCTCCAACCATAAAGTTTTTAAATTTATTTGCAGCTTCAGGTATTGAGTACTGACTAAAACCATAAGTAGTGTCATCTGGTGAAACTATTCCATCAGAAGAAAGACTGCTCCAATAATCTTGTACTGCTTTTTTATTTGGATCTGATAAAGTTGGATATTCAGGCTTTACGTTTAAAAAGTCATTTAATGAAATAACATTATTTTGTTGTTCTGGCTTTGCAGTAGGTTCAGTAGTTCCTAAAAAGTTATCTAAAGATATTTCAGCCATTTAAATATTATTGTTTTTGAAGAATTACTTTTCCATTCTGCTCTATTCTTAATACTGTAGCTTTTTCTCCTTTGGAATTTGTTACAACATCACCAACTTTGTATTGAGATTTAGTTTGTTTATTTATATTTTGTTCAATTTGAAGATTAACATCATCTCTGTTTAAAGTGTATTTAGAACCATCTTTTGCTATAAAATTTTCGCTAGTTCTTGATAATAAATCTTTAGGTTGTAATCCATTTTTTAATCCTGTTGTATAACGAGAATACATGTCATCTAAAAATGAATTCATTCTTGAATCGTATGTTGGATCAAAGTTTCTAAATGTGGAAACTCCACCAATTAAAGTTTCATTTGCTTGAATGAAATTAAAGAATTGCTTCATATTATCTTTTGTTTTTTGATCAACACCATTTACTTGCATTAGAGAATTAAATAATTCTAAATCTTTTTTACTAATTTGTTTATTAATAACCTTTTCAATTAATGTTGTTCCTTGTGCGTCTATTCCACTTGTAACTGGAGTGTTTATATTTATAATATCTCCATTAGCTACTTTTTTTAAAATATCAAACTTATACTGATAAGGCGTTGATTTAATATCTTCATTATTTTTAATAACTTCATTTAATTTAAAAAAATCTTTTTTAATTTTTTCATCTGATCCAAAAGAATTATTAATAACATTTGGATTGTATTCATTTATTTTTGATTTTTTTATAACTTCATTCGTTGAAGTTTGTACTTGATCTGCAACAGCTCTACCCATATTATCAGTTTGAATTTTAATTTGTGTAGTTACTACGTTATATTTTTCATTAGCATTTTTAATTAAATCTGCTTTTTCAGTAGGAGATAATTTATTATAAAGTTCTTTTTGTCTTTCTGTTTCAAATACTCCTTTTGAAAAATTTAAAACTTTATTATACTCAGTTCCAAGCTGAGTATTATTAATACCTGGTGTTTGAGAAATTCCTGAAGTTAATTCAGAATAAATATTACTTGTATTTTGTTTTTGAGCTTGGTCAAAAACTTGATTAAAACTTTTAGGATCTAATTTAATAGTACCATTCTTTAACATTTCAGTTAAAGATTCAGATTCTTTTCTATTAAGCATTGATTGAGCAAGTTCTAATTTTCCAAAGTTTAATCTTTCCTCTGTCAGTGCTTTTTTTTGACCAGCATCAATATTTAAATTGTTAATTGTATTTGTTATGTTTTGTTCGTAAATTGGTAAATATTTTGTTCCAAGCTCTTTAAGCATAATTGTTTCATTTTGATAATAACCATCAGCAACTTTTGTTTCTTCTTTAAATAAAGAATCTCTTGATCCTTTAAGAACATCTGTTTTTAATACTCCAGCAGTTGCAAAAAATTTTTCTTTAACAGCACTTTTTGTAAAATTATTCATTTCAGAATATTTTGAACTTTGCTGAACACTACTCCATAAAGTATTTATTTTATTATCATATTCATTTGTAACTTGAGATGGGTTTGGATTTGTAGATAAATTGCTTTTAATCGTAAACAATCCTTCAGTTCCATCTTCTTGATCATTATATAAATCACTAATAGTTTTTAATGCGTTTGTGTTTGCTTCTGCTGTTTTTTCTTTAATATAATAATCAGCAATAGTATTTTGTAATCCAGTAAAGGGAGCTGTGATTGGCATTTGCACACCAGATTTTGGAATATTAATATCTGTTGTTGGTCTAACTTGTGCTGTGTATGAAGGTATTTTTGGCATTATTGATTCCTTGATCTGTTTACTGATTTAGATTGTAATCTTAAATTACTCATACTATTGTTTCTTGGATTTCTATCTTTATGATCTACATCTTTACCAAGTAAACTACTTCCATATTTCTTTTTTAACATTCGTCTAGCACCATTTCTGCCAGCTCTATCTTTTTTTTGATCTGATTTAGAATGATAATTTTCATATTCACTTTTGTAATCTCTTGACATTGTTATTATCCTATTTTTCCATAACCAGACATACCAAGTAAACTTGTTCCAGTTGATGTTATTGTTTGTAATTGAGCTGCTCGTGAAGTGTTTCTAGCAACCTGTCCCTGTATTTCATAATAGTTTGCAGTTTCTAATTTAGAAATTTTATTTACAGCTGCATTATATTTCATTGTTTCTTTATCAAGCTCAGCTTGTTCTGCGTTTGCTCTGGCAATTCTTCTTGCTGTACCCTCATCTGATACTCCAGATTTTGCTATTGATACTTGAGTTTTACCTTGTAATTGTACGATTTGATTATCAAATCTTCCAAGATCACTTTCTAATTGTTTGTCTATTTGAGCTGCTTCTTGTCTTGCTATTTCAGCATTACGATTTTGAACTGATTGATTATATTTACCAGTAGCACCTTGCTGCTTGTACTGCATGTAACCTAAGCCACCTACAACTAAATATGGTACTGCTGGTGCCATTAGAAAATCCTCGCAAATCTATAATGATCAGAACCATCAAAACCATAGTTCCTCATTAATCCTTCATTACTTAATCCCATCCATTTAGCAAATCTAATACCAATACCAAAGTCTGCTCTTACAGCAGTTTGTATTCTTTTAAAATTATGAGCTTTTGCTAATTCTTCAAAATTCTTTTTAATTGCACGAGCAATAGTAATAGGGTGATTCCAAATATCATAAGTTGCAAGAACCCAACCTTCTCCAACATTACCCCATATTCTTTTGATACCAGCTGATGCAACAATCTGTCTATTGACTGCACCTGTAAATGCTAATCCATTTTCTTCTAAATTCATACACTCATTCATATTATCGTTTGCTAAAAAGTTTGCATCTAATTGCATAAGTTTATGATTCATTTGAGATTGCATAATTATTTTACCATGATCAGATATGTATGGTATAATTACTAATCTATCTTTATCTTCATTCATAATATTAACCATCATTTGTAATCAATTCTGGGTATAACGATAAAACTGTTAAAGGTAAAGGTTGAGTTTGACGTACATAAATGAAACCATCAGTTTCATAGTTTCCTCTAAACTCTACTTCCTTATCACCTGTAAATACTGGAATAGATTGATCCATAGGATTAGCAGAAGATCTAAATGGTATTGTTTCCATATTGTTTAAATCTGAACCAACCTCAACACCAACTGACTCATAAAGTCTAACTGTAATATTGTATATTCTTTTTGTTTTAGCTTGAGATGTACCATTTTGTGAACCAGCATCTATTCTCATGGTTTGTAGTAATGATGTGTAAGCTAAACCAACTTTAACTTTATTAACAAATCTTGATAAAGATATAGCACCTGATGCTACAGTTTTTTCAGGATGTGTTGCACCATTAGCAAGTACAGATACAGATTGTCCCTCAAGATGTTCTAATCCTGTTACTGAATTAACAACTTGAGATACAGTTGCACCAGCTGTGTGTGTAGCTGCTGTAGTACTATTAGTTCCTCTTGTACAACCTGTTAATGTATTTGTAGATATTCCTGTATAAGTAATTAATTCGTTATCTATTTTAACTGTACCTGTAGTTGTAAAAGAAGTTGCTGATGTTAATATAATAGAAGTTACAGAAGTATTAACTGTAGTGTTAAGAGTTGTAGTTGCACCAGAATAAGAAAGTTGAGAATCTAAGAAATTAAAATTTGTATTATCTGTTTGATCAAAATCAAATTGATTTATATATTCTACATAACGTCTTGTAACACCATTAATGGTACGTTTAACAATAACCCATGATTGATATTCTTTATCATCTGTAGGAATGGTTGCTATGGATTCGCATACTGCAATACCAGTTCCAAATGC